ATGTGAGGTCATGCAGCAGGCTTGCCTCACCACCTTACGACGCGATGCCTCTCGCGCCTAAAAGCTGTTGGATAGGGTTCATTGAAAGAGGCGGCGGCTGCGCGGGCGCTTGGGGAGCAAGTTGTCCTAGAGCTAGGGCTTGCCCCAGCGCCGCGGGCCCGCCTTGAGCAAGCTGGGCAAGAAGCTGCTGTTGCTCGAACACTTCGCGCGGAATCAAAATCCGCTCCGGGCTCCGGATGTCGAAGGTCTCGAGCCACGCCTTGACAAGCTCGTACAGGTCCACGAACGGGATTTGCGTCCTGAGGATGACCTCAAGAGCCTGCGTAAGCTGCGCCCGGCGCACCTCTTTGTTCGTTGCCGGGTCAACGGCGCTCGATCCGGGCCTGTACTCGTGTTCTCCGATGATCTCNTTGGGCTNGACGAGTTTCCACGACATAACCTCATCGTGGCTGAACACCTTTACGGCGCGAGGCGTGGTCACAAACTGCTGATTGTTCAGGTCCATGAGCTCGGCCATGCGCTTGAGTCCCAGCGTGTCAAACAAGACGATCTTGGTGTCGAACCGAATGCCGGCCGAGGCGTTCTTGATCGTCGCCTCGGTCGCCGTCTGGCGGGTGGCGTCGTTGGCTCCACGTACCAGCGCCGGCGTNCCAAGAGCGTTCTCTGCGTCCCTGCGGATGATCGCCTCGTCGTTGTAGGTGCTGGCCGTCACGTCCGACATGGAGAGTTCTCGGATGTCGTTGTGAATGTCGTCGACACGGACGATGCCGTGAGGACGGCTCACAAGCTCCGATTCGTCGATGTCGGCATTTTTTCGAACGAGCCACATACGGTTCAGAACGAGACTCACGTTATCGATGCGCTGGTTGCGGTTGGTGTTGAGCTCCTCGTTGAGATGCCGGATGATGTCCATAGCAGAAAGGCCGTAGGGCTCGTTGGGAAGCGGCTCCCAAGACTGGAACACAAACGGTTTCTTGGAGTGCCGCCAGTAGGGGTTCATTCCGTCGAAGAGCAGCTGGTCACGGTTGACTAAGATTGCGTGGCGGTCATCTTCCCAGTAGTGGAGCAGCTCATACAGTTCGCCTCTGCGGACTCCCTCGGGCCAATCGCCGTCGTCCGACGAGATGGAGACGCCCACCTCGGACAGTCTCTCGAAACGTCCTTCGTGCGCCCATTCAGCGCCCTTGTCTTTCAGCGCCTCCCAGTCGAGTTGAAAGACATCGCCGCTTTGGCTTTCCGAAAGCGTCACCATCAAATCTTCGATCTGGCCGCGGGTGACCATCTCCCGCTGTTAGACAAAGCGAGCATTGTCGATGTTCGTCGCCTTGGGGTCGATCCAAAAGTCGAAGAAGTCCACGTTGATGATCTCGTTGTCATCCCATGCCGTTTCGAGCTGCTCGATCACCTGCATTTCGATGCGTGGGATGATGTTGCCGAAGGAGTCCCATTGCAAGCCGGTCGTGACAGGCACCCGGCGGCGGACTCTTTTTTGCTCGTATCGCCAACCTACGGCCAAAATGGCGGCCGGGAAAATGAGCAGGCTGGTCAGGTAGTCGTAAAAGACCGCCTCCCAGTCGTTCTTCTCAAGCTGGGTATCGACGAGGGCGGCCGCCAGCTTCGCCTGCTGCTCGGCAAACTCGACGTAGGCAGGATTGGCCCACCAGGAAAGCTGCTGGGCCGATGGAATGGGAACAAAATCGACGTAGGGCCTCGTCCTCACGAAAGCCTGGTGGATGCGGCTACGCAAGGTGTCTACCATCTCGTAGGCGAGAGGGATGTGAAGGTTTGATCGGCCCTTGGCCTCCTCTGGCAAAGGCGGCCGGTAGCCGACGTAAACCTTGTAGTTTTCAATGGCGCGGCGCTCATACTGCTTGCGGAAGTTGTCCGCATAGTCGAAGCGGTTGATGAGCTCCGCGGCGCGTTCCTTTGGTGACCTGCGTTCCTGCCTGAGCAACACGAGAGCCATGTTGCGGCCTCCTAGTAGCCTGTTACCTCGCTCACGACCGGCCTGATCCTGCGCTCACGACGCACCCTTCTGCGCTCCTGCTCCTGTTCGTCGATGCCTGGTCGCGGCCGGCTCATGACGAAGTAGCGGTCGCAGTCCTGCGGGTGGTCCTCCTGGCCGGATGCCAAGTCTTCGGGGTTNGTCTTGCTCTGTTTCAGAGCCGGGTACGTCCTGATCGTGTTGGCGCATGCCGGCGTAAAACGCAGCAAAGCCCTTCGCTCGCCCGTCANCGGGTCGTCGAAGGGCTTGAGCCAGGAGTGAAGTCTNCTCCACCCGTTGGCAAGGTCGGTCTGCGCTTTNATCATGTTCAGCGGGAAGCCTTCCTTCCGGCCGATCCGGGAGAACACCTCGAACGTGCTTTCTCCTGTCTGTTTGTTCGGCGTCCAGCAGTCGTGACCGGCGACGATGTAGCTGATCTTTTCGGGGAACCCTTCGGGGTCCCGGCTCATGCGGATGATCGTCCTGGCCTGCTCCTCGTCTGTGACCTGCGTCGGGTAGTACTCCCGGTAGCACACGGCGCTGCCATCGGGTGCAATGGCGTACCACTTGAAGCAGGCACGACTGCTGTAGCCTGGATCGTATGCTGCCACGATGCGCCAGTCTTTCGGAGGATACCAGTCAGGCTCGTCGATCACGTGGACGTCATGGTCCCACTCGGGGAAGAAGGCGCCGGAGCCNGCCGTGAACGCCTCCTCCGGCGTGGCTGGGTACTCCCTTCGGTAGGTGTTGGGCATGTTGCGCTTGGTCTGCTCGTACCACTCCCTGGTTCGTCGCGGGTCGGCGTGCCACGGGAGAAAGATCGGGTAAAAGTCGTTTTCGCCNGCAACAGCGGCGTTCCAAATCTCTTCAAAAAGCGTCCCCATGTCGGCGGTGCTGATACCGATCACCTGACCGCCATCAGGTCGGTTAACGGTCGGATAAACGGAGTCCCAAATTTCCTCGGCCCATTGGTGATAGGCCCACTCGTCAAGAATCACGAGGTTCGCCGTAAACGTCCGGCCGGACGTTTACGGCGAACCTCGGGATTCTTGACGAGTGGGCCTATCACCAATGGGCCGAGGAAATTTGGGACTCCGTTTATCCGACCGTTAACCGACCTGATGGCGGTCAGGTGATCGGCATCAGCACCGCCGACATGGGGACGCTTTTTGAAGAGATTTGGAACGCCGCTGTTGCCGGCGAAAACGACTTTTACCCGATCTTCCTCCCGTGGCACGCCGACCCGCGGCGAACCAGGGAGTGGTACGAGCAGACCAAGCGCAACATGCCCAACACCTACCGAAGGGAGTACCCAGCCTCGCCGGAGGAGGCGTTCACGGCCGGCTCCGGTGCCTTCTTCCCCGAGTGGGACCATGACGTCCACGTGATCGACGAGCCTGGCTGGTATCCTCCGAAAGACTGGCGGATCGTGGCCGCATACGATCCAGGCTACAGCAGTCGTGCCTGCTTCAAGTGGTACGCCNTCGCACCCGATGGCAGCGCCGTGTGCTACCGGGAGTATTACCCGACGCAGGTCACAGACGAGGAGCAGGCCAGGACGATCATCCGCATGAGCCGGGACCCCGAAGGGTTCCCCGAAAAGATCAGCTACATCGTCGCCGGTCACGACTGCTGGACGCCGAACAAACAGACAGGAGAAAGCACNTTCGAGGTGTTCTCTAGGATCGGCCGGGAGGAAGGTTTCCCGCTGAACATGATCAAAGCGCAGACCGACCTTGCNAACGGGTGGAGGAGACTTCACTCCTGGCTCAAGCCCTTCGACGACCCGGTGACGGGCGAGCGAAGGGCTTTGCTACGTTTTACGCCGGCATGCGCCAACACGATCAGGACGTACCCCGCTCTCAAACAGAGCAAGACCAACCCCGAAGACTTGGCGTCCGGCCAGGAGGACCACCCGCAGGACTGCGACCGCTACTTCGTCATGAGCCGGCCGCGACCCGGCATCGACGAACAGGAACGAGAGCGAAGAAGGGTGCGTCGTGAACGCAGGATCAGACCGGTTGTGAGTGAGGTAACAG